GGCTGGCATGACTGCCGGCCGGACCCTCGGAGGCAACACGGAGCCGTTCAGGATCGATGGCCACCTGCCGCCAGACCCAGCCGCGCACACCGTCACGGGCAAAGGGCGCACGCCGCGAGGGGGCAACCTGGCGTTCGCTCACCTCCGCCGAAGTGGCCAGGATCGCCAACGCGCGCCAGACGATGGCAGAAGCGGCCTCGCCGCATTGTTCGGCCATCTCCGTGTCCGAAATCACCGGATTGGACACGAACTCGGCGACCCCGCCGTCCGTGATGCGCAGGCGGACATACACATCTGTCCAGCGCCGTGGATTGCGCCAGAGCGCGAGCCAGACCGCTTCGATGCCATCGGAGCATTGGCTGGCATAGACGATCTGGCAGCGGATATCGGGGCCGCGATCACGCAGTTCGAAGATCGTTTGCGGATGGGGCAGCCGCTGTGGTCCTTTCGCAAGGCGACGGGCCAGCGCATCGACATCGTCGGCGTCGAACCGCTCCTGGTCTTCGAACCGCCAGACCGGCGCGAATTCAAAGCCGTCCAACAGCTCGGCCGCCCAGAACCGGGCACGATGGGAGCGAACGATGCATTTCAGCGCGTAAGCATCGGGAATCATGCCCGCCCCTCCCAGCACTTGCTTGCCCACGCGCAGGGCGCGTACCATTTCCCGGCCGTCATACCGCCCCGACACAGAACCGCCGTGGGGTCAGCTGCCGCGCGTGGTAGCCATTCGCCCGCCTCGGATGCCTGCACCACAGTGACGGCGCGATCGGACATTTCCTGTGCCAGCCGCGCATCGAAAGGCACCAGTTCGGTATGCAATTCCATCGTGTCGCGGTTCAGCGCCGTGAAAAGTGCAGGCTTCGGCAGATCGAGATAGGCCTGATAGAGTGCAAGTTGGGCGGCGTAGACCGGACGCGCGATGCTGACACCGCGCTTGATGACGTCCTTCCAGCTTGACGCCCCCAGGGCCTTGGTTTCCCAAAGGGCGGGGTAGTCCATTGGGACGGGGCCGGACACGAGACAACCGTCGATGTGGCCCTTGAAACGGCCCCCAAGTGCGGCGAACCCGAACTGGCGGCCGTCGGCGCGTTCGGTGCGCAAATCGAATCCCGCGATGCGCAGCCAGTTTGCGACGATGTCTTCGCCCCGATGCCCCGCCTCGAAGATGCGCAGGGTTTTGGGCGCGAATTCCTGACCCTCGTCCTTGGGCACGGCCAGAAAGTCGTACTGGATCTGGCGCAGGCAATCGCGGCCAAGGCCCGAAGAACTGACATAGGTCCGGGGGCGCTCGTTGCGATTGCGCGCCACGAGGGCTGTATCGATGGCGGCCGACACTGCCGTACCAATGGTCGCGGGTGGGAGTGGCTGGCCGTAGAGGCAGCCCGATGCGTGATTTAGGTCGATCATGGCGTGTCCTCTCAGAACGGAATTGGATCGTCGTACGTGGTGCCGGTGCGCTCCTTGATCGCCCCCTGCGCCAGCATACTGTCGACGTAACCGGTGACCGCAGCTTCGATCAGGCGATCAATGTCGGCGGCGGTGCGGTTGAAGAAGGGCTGCATGAGCCCGAGGTCGGTCAGCGCTTCGGCGAACAGCGTCCGCGCGTCGCGGATCGCACGGGTTTCGCGGGCGGTCTTGTCGATCATGCCATTGTTCCTTTGGGCAATTGCGCTGCCTACGTCCTGACAGCGGCGCGAGCAGAAGCGGTAATAGGGATAGCGGTCGTGCTGGAGGCGGTGGCAGTAACCAAAGCCACCGGCTTCGCGCACGCAGACCGCGCAGATCGTCACCCGAGCAAGAGCATCGCGATCGGGTCCTCTTGCGGCCAGTCCAGCCGGTGCAGGCGTTCCGACTGCAGGACGATCCAGCGCGAGATAGCGTTGACCGCCATTGCCTCGAGGTCGCCGAGGGTAAGGCTTGCGATGGGTTGGTGCAGTCTTCCTCGGGCCTCGAGCCATTTTCCGATCTCCAGCGCGGCGGCGCGTGTCACATGCGCCTGCCATTCGTCCGGGGTCATGGGCCGGTCTCCCGGCCCAGCCCCATCATGTTGGTCGGTTGGCGATCGCGCAGACCTGCGGGACCGCCGCGTCCGCAGCACTTCAGCCATTGAGCCACGCAGGCATCGCGGGAGCCCCCGGTGCGCCGGGTACGGGCGACTGCGGTGCTGGTGGTGCTGCGGGTGCAGCCTGTGCGCCCCAGGCAGGTGCGGGCGCGACGGCGGGCTGTGGGGCCGCGCCCCAGGTCGGAGCGGCAGGCGACGGCTGCCCCGCACCCCAAGCCGGTGCCGGGGCTTGCCAGCCCGGTGCCGGGACGCTCGCGGCCTTGCGCGGCGGGGCGTTGACGGGATCCGGCGTGACGGTTTCACCCCGCATGATCGCGGCATGTTGCGGCTCGTCGGGCAGAACGACGTTGGCGATCCTGTTCTGATCGCGGTATTGCGGGTTGGAGGAGGGCTCGACCATAAGGCGTGCGGCAAAGGTGATGCCTTCGAGATGGCGCAACCCCGGCAGCACCCGTTTGGCCTTAGTTGCGGGGCTTTCGTCTTTGGGATCAAGACCGAGGGCACTGTCCACAAGTGCACGAAAGGTGGATTTCGAGATCTTCCAACCAATCGACTGGCCTTTCTCGTCCAGCTTGCCGCCCGCCACCGTGAAACTCTGCCAGAACTTGCGCCGGGCATGGGGGCCATCGACCACGGTGAATTCGCAATCGAGCATCCGCGCATCGCTGGACTGCGACGCCTTCAAGAGGCCTGCATCCATCGGGCTTGCGCCATTCACCCCACCCGGACGGATGGTCAGCCGCACCTTGGCGAAGGTGCCATCGGGGATCAGTTCGCCGATGGGTGCCATCTGCGGTTGGGCATCGTTCAGATCGTAGCTCATGTCATGTGTCCTTTCAGGGATCAGGAAGAGAATGCGGGTTGTGCGGGGCTGCTGCCGTCGATGCGGGACAGCAGCGCGCCAAGATCAGGCGGTTCGGTCATGTCGAGACGACCGGAGCGGTCCTTGGCGGGCAGACCCCAGGGATTGCCGGACCTGCAGACCAGGCGGCGTTCGGTGGCGGTCTCATCCAGCAGCCAGCCACCCTCGGCATCGCGGGCGAACAGCTGCATCGAGACCACCTGATCGACGATGCCGGGCAGTTCCCGGCCTGCTTTCGCGCCTTCCATCTGCGGCTGCCAGGTAACCGTCCCGAAATCGTCCGTGACCTTTTCCAGCACACCGACGAAGATCACGGTCTTGCCGCGCGCATGTTGCAGGTGCTTCAGCGCCTGGATCACCTCGCGCCCCAGAAGCCCGTAGGCCCCGCGCACGTCGGGCTTGCCGGTCCGATCCGAGAACGCTTCGGGCTGCTGACGGGCATAGGCCATGACCTGCCGCGTCAGATCGGTGATCGAGTCGACAAAGACGATGCGCTTGCTGGCGAGAAACCCTTCGATGCCGCTATCGCGGTGCTGGGCCTGCAACCACGCATGGCGTTCGGTGCCGTACCAGGACTGCGGGTGTTGTGCCGGGTCCGCCCCGCCGATCAACACCACCAGATCGCGGAAATCGGTGAAGCTGCGCACCGGGATCGAGGCACCGCGCCAGTCCTGCACCGACTTCATCCCGGCTTCGAGGTCGAGGCAGACGGTTTCCTCGGCGGGAAGTGATTTCAGAAGCGTGGTCTTGCCCACGCCAGGCGGGCCAAAGATCGCCAGCGAGGTCTTGTTTTCGGCCGAGGAAATGCGTTCGTCGGCGGTGATGATGCGGAAAGTCATGCGTTTCTCCGATGAATTGAAAGGGGCGCGGCGGCGGGGGTGACCGGGTGCCGAAGGGGAACCTGCCCGGCGTTGCCGTTCGGGCGTCCCGCCGCCGCGCGTTACCGGTCTCGGGTTTCGAGCCGGAACACGGGCTTGCCGGTGGTCTCGGTCCGGGCGGCGGCGAAGCCTTCCCGCATCGCCTCGGGCCAGGCCCCAAACCGGCGCTCCGACACGCGATAGGCGATCTCGAGGTATTCGGTCGGATTGCCGCCTGACGTGACGATGCGGGCGGCCATGGCGGCCAACCGGTCCTGATCCCAAGCGACCTTCTTCGGCAGGTCGGCGATGACCACCACACCTGCGTCCTCGATCCGCACTGTGCCTGAAGTCTTGCCCTGCGCGGTCCGTTCGGCCTCGGTCGCAGCCCCGTAACGTTGGGCGATCCCGGCCTCCAGACGGTCGCGCAGGCGCTTGACCCGGGCCGACTCGGCCAAGGCGGCCTCTTGCAGCGTCAGGAGAAGATCGGGCGGCAAGGCTGCGATTTCCCCTATGGACAGACGGTCAATGTCAACAAAACCGGGGGCGTTGCCGAGCTGCGGCCCGGCCGCAGCATCAGTGGTGGGGAACGGAATAGACATCATCGTCCCTCCCGCTTCAGCGCCGCATCCACGGCGCGGTCGGTCCCGACAGCACCGGCTTCACGGGCAAGGCGGTGCAGTCTCTCAAGTGCCGAAGAAAGCCGGATCGCGGCAGAGGCATCCGCGTTGGCAGCCACGACGGCAAAAGCGATATCGTCGATGGTCGCCACCTCGATGGAGAGCGGTTCGATCTCGTTGCCTTCGCGCCAGGGTGCGGGGACCGTGTCGGGCAATTCCTCAAGGCTGTGAAATGCACGGCGCAGGCGTGCAATCAGGCTCGGCAGTTTGGCCATGGCGTTGTCTCCTGTCGAAGGTTCGGCCAATTTCCCGGCCAAGGCGAAGTAAAGGGAGGGCGGGAGCCGATCCCCGATCCAGGCAAGCACGGCGCGCATCAGGCGGCCTCCTCTGTGGCGATAAGTTGGGAAAACGGGATCGGCGCATGGCGGGGTTTGGTCCGCGCGATCGCGAGGTAGGCGAAGCGATCCGGTCCGACGCGCACCTGCACCAGATGAACCAGAGCCGCCTCGAAGGCCCGATGCGCAGCACTGGCGAGCGCTCCGACTCTGCGACGCTCGGGCTCTGGCAGAGTCGAGATCATGGCGGTCGTGTCGATGCCGAGGAACCCGCGATGATATTCGAGCCGGTCGCCGGGGAGGGCCTGACCAATCCAGGCGCAGAACTCGATATCGGTGAACGGCCGCGGCTTTGCCGGGGTGAAGGCGGTGGGGGGCATGATGAACATCTCCATGAGGGTCCTCTACTCACGCGGCCCGCAAACCGTCCCACCGGGCCCCGAACCCGCGCATCGCGAGGTCAAGACGCAGCAGGGCGATGTGCCGGTAAAGGGCGGAGCGGGAGGTGCCAGTGCGACTGATGATGTCGGCGATGGCGCATGTGCCGAGTGCGATGCACAGCCCACGCGTGTCGTCGGGCAGATCGCCCAGCGCGCGTCCGAGGTCGTGGCGAAGGTCCGCATCCTCGGTCGATCTCGGGTCCTGGCCGTGCCAAGCAGCCAGCCCATCGGCTTCCACCAACAAGCAGCCCAGCGGCTCCGTCCCGCCAGCGATGGGCGCGTCCAGCGACGACATCGTCCCGCATTGCGCACGCCGCTGGCGATGGTGCCGGATCGCGATCCGCGAGGACTGGTTGTGCAGGACGATGTTGGCGAAGGCACCGATGCTGCCGCGCCGGGCATCGAACCCGGGCAGACGGCAGATCAGGTCGACCAACAGGTCCTGGCGCAAATCGTCAAGATCGGCGGCCGGCAACACCATCTTGCGGTGCAAGCGACGCGCCGCCAATGCGGCTTCAGTGATCAGTGTGGCAAGGTCGGCGGGGGTAATAGGGTGGTACATGTTGTGGAGCCTCGGAACATCATTGCTGTTGTTCCAAGACTGCCGTCTCGCCGACTGCTATTGGTGGGAATGGTGTGGGAAAATCGTGGGTGAAACGTGGGTCGCGTCAGTCGCGAATGTCGATGTCCGGCCCCGGCAAGCCAATCGTCACGCCCCGCCCGTGCACTGTCTTGACCAGATCGAAAGCCTGCTCTCGCGTCAGCCCCTGTTTTTGCAGCTTGTCGCGGATCTCGTTGATCACGTCGCGGTGCGTCGCCCTGTTGGTCAGAGCATAGAGTTCCTGATAGGTGAGCATGACCTGTCCAACTGCAACCTTCTCGGCTGCTCCAAGGAAAGCGTCAAACTCGGTTAGCGACAGAACGAAATCGCGACCATCCAGCCGCACGGTTCGACGCGACCGGGAAACCTGGAGCCGGGCGGCGGCATCCGCTGTCAGGTCTTCGACTTGTGGCTTGGTAAAGATTCGCTCCGGTGCCAGGCGATCCAAATCGTGCTGGTCACCGATCATCACCTTCCCAAGTTCCATTGCTGAGATTCCCGCTTCCTGCCATCGGATTGCGACGACTGCGTTGATTGAAGAGGCCAGCACGGTTACGCGCTCGCCGCCCACAGCAGCCCTGATCGCTAAGATCATGCCGGGCGTTTCCAGCAAGTAGCAGTCGCTGCAAAGCACGACGGCGTGGCCCGCAGGCGTCCTGCCGATCAGCCAAACGCCGTCGCCAATCCTTGCCACGCTGCCTGCAAGCCCACCGGATGCCGCGATTTTACCCGCCAGACGTTCCGCATCTATGGAATAACGGCTCAGGTCGTCTGCGTTGAGAACCAAGTCCTCTGTGGCATCATGCGGGCAGCAGGCATGGAATGCGTCGCCGATCTCTCGGATCGGGCGCGCATCAAGGCCGCAATCGCAATGTTCACAGATGGCCCAACAGTCAGCTTTCCGTTGCTCTATCAGAACCCCCGCCCGGAGAAGGTGGTCGACGTCGCGATCTGGAAACCGGCGCAGCGCCCGACCAGAGACTGTGGTCTCCGCCCCGCCGTCACTCAGCCGCTTCCACAACCACGTCATCATCTCGTTTTCGGTCCTTTTCGAGCCCGTTACGCGCCACCAGCATGTGAATTGCCTTCTCGAACCGCGTTCGGCGGAAAGCGAGCGTCCCTGGTGGCTTCAGCCGCACAGTAACCTTGGCAGGCCGCTTTGCATCAGTCTTGAAGAACGCCCGGAACGTGATTTCTCCGAGACGCCAGCCACGGCCGAAGCGAACCTCGCTGGCCTTGAAATGCCGGAGCGCAGCGCCGGATGCGTCCTTCGACTCCCAGGTGCGCACATACCGCCACACACCATCTTCATCCTCGGCGAAGAAATCGGCTGCGGCCGCCACGATCCGCACGTCGAGGATCCGCTCGTCAAAGGCGTGCCTGAAAACGAAATCGGGGCCAAAAGCCGTGACCGGATCGAGCGTGTACAGGTCACGTGCGTCCTTGCCTGCAAAGAAGCCCGGCCGGCCGAGGATGTGTTCAGCAAAGATTGCGGCCACATCGGCTTGTTGCGCATTCGGCACGCCGCCGATGCGCAATAGCCCTTCGTTGGACGAATAGCGCAAGGCAGCGTACTTCACTGCGCGCAGGGTGATGATCTGTTCGCGGTCTCCTGCCACGACGGGCGTGGTTGTGACCGGTGCTCCGTGGCTGACGACGAAGTTGATTTCGCCGTCCTCCTCATAGGGGCCAAGGCGGCAGTAACCGCCCTGCAGGTCCTGCGCGAACAGTTTCACGATGGCTGCCTTGAAAGCTGCGGACGATGCTTCTGTCAGGTCAGCGCCCACATCGCGTTCAGGGCCCCGAAACTCTGCCATTGCCGTCGGCGCCCGCAGCGCCTGGAAATCGGCCGCCGCCTCGAAGATGTGGTGATGATGCAGATAGGTGTGCAGCGCCACATGTTTGGCGTCATGCTTGATCGGCGCGGATTGCGTGTCTTCAGGATCGGGGTCGGGATAAAGGATCACACCTTGGCGGCGTGCTTCATTCAGGATGAGTTGCATCCCTTCGTTGCCGCCTAATTCCGCGACGCGGTGCAGGTCGGCGACCAGCCCCTCCTTCCAGTCCGTGACTGGCTCGCCGAAATACGTTGTCATTGCCGACCGGATAGTCGTCGCATCACCGTCGAAAGCCACCGGCATGGCATCTTCGCCGAAATGCCGGACGAAAAGCTCCCGCATGAGCCGGACATCAATGGTTTTGATGAACTTCGGATTGATGAACCTCTTGATGTCATAACCCATGGTGCACCCTCGCTACAGACTCGTTTGTTCTGGTTGCGTTCTAGCAGCCAGATCAACCCTGAGTCGAGTCCCGGTGATCGCGCATGCCACCAGTTCATGGTCAGTGGGACGGTTTCCCGAGGCAGTGAGTAGAAGAAGGGTAAGACCTCAGGGAATTGCTCTTCATGAAACGTCCAAACCCTTTGCCACCCTCGGCCATGTCACCCGCTGAACGCCGTGCAGAACTGTGCGGCCTGCTGGCGCTCGGGCTGATCCGGTTGCGGATGCGGATGCGGGACAAGGGCGAACCTTCTGACGAGACTGGAGAAAGTTGCCTACACTATCCGCCCGACCAATGGCGTCATGCAACTCCAACACAACGGAGAGACGTATGACGAACCACGATCCCATTCCCGCGCGCCTGGCTGTGCTGAAGACCACCTCGACGCCGGACCTGAAGCAGCAATGGCGAGAACTGTTCGCCAGCGAGCCGCCGCCCTTCAACCGGCGCTACCTCGAAAGCCGATTGGCCTACCGCATCCAGGAACTGACCTATGGCGGGCTGAAGCCCGAAACCGTCAGGCGGCTGGAATCGCTCGGCGAACAGCTTGACGGCGGCAATATCATCACGCGCCGCACCCGGGCCGATCGGAAGCCAATCGCTGGAACCCGGCTGATTCGCGAATGGCAGGGCCTCGAACAGATCGTAACCGTGACGCAGGACGGCTTCGAATGGCAGGGGCGACCCTACCAGTCGCTCTCGGCCATCGCCCGCGCGATCACCGGCACCCGCTGGAACGGCTGGGTGTTCTTCGGGCTGAAAAACCACCGGAGGACCGCATGAACAAACCCATCGTCCGCAAACTGCGCTGCGCGGTCTACACACGGAAATCCTCCGAAGAAGGGCTGGAGCAAGAGTTCAACAGCCTGCACGCCCAGCGCGAAGCTTGCGAATCCTACATCGCCAGCCAGCGATCCGAAGGCTGGGTGCTGGTTCGCGACCAGTATGATGATGGCGGCATTTCCGGCGGAACGCTGGAACGCCCCGGCCTGAAGCGATTGCTGGCCGACATCGAGGATGGACTGGTCGACGTGGTCGTCGTCTATAAGATCGACCGCCTGTCCCGCTCGCTGATGGATTTTTCCAAGCTGGTCGAGGTGTTCGACCGCAATGGCGTGACCTTCGTCTCGGTGACGCAATCATTCAACACGACAACTTCCATGGGGCGGCTGACGCTGAACATACTGCTCAGCTTCGCCCAGTTCGAACGGGAGGTGACGGCCGAACGGATCCGCGACAAGGTCCGCGCCAGTCGGATGAAGGGCATGTGGATGGGCGGCTGCCCGCCCTTGGGGTACATGGTGAAGGACCGCAAGCTGCTGGAGAACCCCGAAGATGCCGCGCATGTCCGCTGGGTATTTGCCCGTTTCATAGAGATCGGCTCGGGCACATTACTGGCGCGCGAATTGGCCGAGCGCGGCGTCACTACCCGTCACGGCCACCTGATCGACAAGAAGTTCATCTACCGAATGCTGAACAACCGCGTCTACATCGGTGACGCCGTGCATAAGGGGACAAGCTATCCCGGCGAGCACAAGGCGATCATTGACCGTGAGGCGTGGGACAAGGTGCACACCATTCTGACCGAAAGCCCGCGCAAGCGCGCCGCGCGGACTCGCGCCGACACGCCCGCGCTACTGAAGGGCCTGCTCTACGGCCCGAATGGCGCAGCCTTTTCGCCCACACACACTCGCAAAGGTGGTCGGCTTTACCGCTATTACGTCAGCCAGACCGTGCTGAAGCATGGCGCTGGTTCGTGCCCCATCGGCCGCGTCCCTGCGGGCGAGATCGAGGCTGCCGTGATTGACCAATTGCGCGCCGTGTTCCGCCAGCCCGAAATCGTGGCCGGGACTTGGAAAGCTGCGCGGGTGCAGGATGACGCGATCACCGAAGCCAACGCAGGTGACGCACTGACCCGCCTCGATCCGCTGTGGGACGAGTTGTTCCCCGCCGAACAGGCACGGATTGTCGCGCTGCTGGTCGAACGGGTCGACATCGGCACCGATGGAATGAAAGTTCGGTTGCGAATGGATGGTCTGGCTGTGCTGGCGCATGACATGACCAATGATTTTGGAGAAGCTGCATGACCCGCACAAAGGCAGTTACCGAGACCGTCACCATCCATGTCCCGTTCCGGATCGTGAAGCGCGGCGGGCGCAAGCAGATGATCCTGCCGCCCAACGCACGTGAGCCCCACCAGACCGATGACGCCCTCGTCAAGGCGCTAGCCCGAGCGTTTCGCTGGAAGCGGATACTCGAAACCGGCGAGTTCACCACCATCAATGAACTTGCGCGCAGCGAAAGGATTGGGCCTTCGTACATAACTCGCATTCTTAGACTTACGCACCTTGGACCGGATATTCTGGAAGCGATCTTGGACGGACGGCAAGGCCCTGAGATCACGCTCGCTCGGCTTATGGAGCCATTCCCGCTAGAGTGGGATCGTCAGGCCGGAGCCTTCTCAAGTCCGAATGTTGCCACTGGATAAAATTACATGAGAATACATTTCATGCACCATAGACGTTTTTGTGTCACGCTTTAACCTCTTGGTTGTTGTGTTACGGAAATCATTGACCTAAGGTGTTTTCGTGTTACGAAGGAATTGACCATGGCGCGCCCAAGAGTAGAGAATCCGAGAACAAAATTTACGAATATCCGCCTGACTGAGGAGGAGCGGGCTGCCTTCGAAGATGCGGCGTCGGTGAGGGGATACAAGAACGTCAGCGAGTATATCCGCTTCCTTCATTCAGAAAACCTAGGCAAGGAAACCAGCCGGGACAGTGCGCACAAGGCGAACGCTCGAGTTTATCCGGGATCCCTCGTGAAGCCATTCCTGTCCACGGATCAGGGCCAGATCTTGTGGGGTGACAGTAGGGGATACCTGTTTGGCAAAGCAAAGCCAAACAGTGTCGATTTGATAATGACCAGCCCGCCATTCGGCCTCGTTCGCAAGAAGAGCTACGGCAACGAAGATGCCGACCAGTATTGTGACTGGTTTCGGCCATTCGCCGAGGGGTTTCACCGAGTTCTCAAGGACAGTGGAAGCTTGGTCATCGACATTGGTGGCGCTTGGAAGCCCGGCCAGCCTACCCGCAGCCTATATCACTTCAAGCTTCTGGTCATGCTGGTCGAGGAGTATGGCTTTCATCTATGCCAAGAGCACTATTGGTGGAACCCGTCGAAGCTGCCCACGCCTGCCGAATGGGTGAACGTGCGACGCGTGCGGGTGAAGGACGCTGTAAACACTGTCTGGTGGCTCGCCAAGACTCCATACCCCAAAGCCAACAACAAGCGCATTCTGCAACCCTATTCGAAGTCGATGGAGCACCTGCTGAAGAACGGATACACCGCGAAGCTGCGACCATCCGGCCATGACATTTCGGACAAGTTCAACAAGGATAACGGTGGATCGGTTCCCCCAAACCTACTTGCCATCGCCAACACCGAGTCCAATGGCCGCTATCAGGATCAGTGCCGCGCCGAGAATATTGCCATCCATCCCGCACGCTTTCCCGCCCAACTCCCCGAATACTTTGTCCGTTTTCTGACTGATCCCGGCGATCTGGTGGTTGATCCGTTCGGAGGGTCTTGCGTAACCGGCGTTGTGGCAGAAAACCTTCGCCGTCATTGGGTCTGTTGCGAACTTTCTGAAGAGTACCTTATGGGTGCGAAAGCGCGCTTTCTTCCATCGGTTCAACCTCTTCCGAAAGAGCGAGGTTTACCGTATGAAATTTCTTCACCTTGCGCTCGGCCTGTCGACGAAAAGGACGTGCCCCTCTTTGCAGATGGTGGGGCGGATCGTCCTCCAGGGATGAAGCGCAAGATTGCAGAAGACGTACCAGCCGAACCGGTTCGTCGCGCAGCTATTTGATTCCAGTCAGGGCGCGGGATTCAGTCGTTCCCGCACCCATTGCCGCAAAGCACCCGACTTAATTCCCTCGAAGTCCACCACGCGCGGCGCAGCCGCTGCATCATCAATTATATTTGGGGCATCGCGACTTAACGCTATCAGGGATCGTCGCATTAGGGCTGCAAGTTCAAGTTCGGTGCTGTATCCGCGCCCATATCGGACGATCTGCCGCGCTGCTTCACGGAAACGGGTATTGGCCGTGTCCCCTGCGAGATATTTGACCTCGATGATAGCTGTCACTCGAGCAGATTCTTCATCAACCAAAACGAGATCGGGGCGATCTGCCGACGCCGACATGCCATAGGCGGCGAGCAGCGTTTCCATGCGCTGTTCCGAGGGCTCCAAGGCGGGTGGCAAGTAAAGACCGCCGCCGGATTGCCAGTAAAGCGAATACCGCCCGCATCGCAGTATCGGCTGCCTTGGACTGGCATTGAGAATCGACAGGCGCAATGGCAGGCCGATTTCGGTCGACAGCACTTCCCCAAGTCCAGTTGCAACGGCCAGTTCGAAACGCCGCCACTCTTCTAGCGGCCCGATGAGAGTACTGTGAAGCACCCGCGCCAACGCCGCTTCGTCACCCGCCTCTATTCCTGTCAGCGTCGTGTAGGCTGCAATTGCATGTCGATAGATTAGCCGTCGTGATCTTGTGGAATCTCGTAGTGCATTGGGTCCGGGCCTGCGCCCAGAAGTAACGTGCTTCAGCGGCTCCCGTAGCGAATCAAGCCGCTTTACTGCCGAAATCTCTGCCACGGCAGCCTCGATCAGGCCGGAATAGGCTGAGTTCTTTGCTTGCATTGCAAAGAGCCGTTGCGCGTAGGTAGCCGCCGTCTGAACAACCCAAGCAACGACTTGATTTGGTCCCGTATTGAAGGACCTTACTGGCTCTTCGGATACGATCAACGAAGGATGTCCAGAGACTCGGCGCGCAATCACCGAAGAGCGAGCATTAATTCGGCCACGGGCGACCGCATCATCAGTCCGGCTTTGGAATTGCAGCAAAGCTTGCGCCTCGTGCCTGTTCGCCAGGAGATATTGCAGGAACTCCCTAACAGGCAAAGAAATCGCCCAATGTGCACGTAAAAGGTCAAGATCTCGGGCAAGATCAAGCGATGGAGTATCTGCACCAACAAGACCGCCAGGACGAAAGTGTCTAAGAGTCTGATTCGAAACTAACGCAACAATTTCAGACACATGGCATTTGATGCGCTGCGCAACGTTTGCTGGTCGCCCTTCACCCAAACCCAAAAAAATCAGATGTTTGGGCCGCCGATCTTGTCTGCCATGATGGCATTTCGATGCGTTGGTTAAACGCAACACATTGATTTTGTGTGATTAGTTTCGGATCGGCCTCTAAGAAAAATCCCAGCAGCATAGTCGGAAATCTCTCTGTCGATTCCCGGCATCAGACGGCAACCGATGCCATCCGGCGCCCGATACGGTCTTTACCTCCAGCGTCCAGCGCAAATGCCACGACCGCAGCCTCGGCAAGCAGTTCTGCGTCTTGAACGACAATCCCATCCAGCATGGGAAGAAGAACCATATCGACCGCATCAAGCAGCGCTTCTCGCATCGAGGGCGATGGCGTGACGAAGAAATCTGGCGAATCTTCCATCGCCTCAACGGCTTTGATCGCGTCAATTATTGGGGCAGGACCGAGGACACGGACCTTGTTGATGGCAGCCCAAAACGCACCGAGCGGGCAAGGCGCACCCGGCGCGGGGCCTTCCCATGTGGGATCAGCTTTCCGCAGATAGTCGGCGACAAAACCAGACGTATCGCGCGGCGCATCTACATAGACCCAGCCGAACCGGCGGCTTAGGGCGTAAGACATCTGGTAGAGTGCCGCTTTGTCGATTGAGTTGATAGTTGCGATTAACCGCCAATGTGGACCCGGTGCGAATTCATGCGCCGCGGCTGAAGGTTTGCTCTCCGGCAGGATCACGTATTGCGGGCTGGCTACATCCTCCATGTTCAGGCGATAAGGTAGAGTGGTCTGCTGCCCGCTTAGAACTGTGAAAAGCGGACCAATCACCTTGTCGATGTCGCAACGGTTCAACTCATCAATGATGAGGGGGCGATCAAAGCGCCGCAGCAGGACACCAGGGATGAAGGCGACACCTCCATTACCAACTGGTTGATAACCCCCAATGATATCCTGCGAACTCCAATCCGATGAACCAGTGACCAAGGTCCATTTTCCTCCGGTCAAAGTCGCTGCGATCCAACGCGCGAGCGTTGTCTTTCCTGTACCGGGTGGGCCATATAGCATAATATGTTGCTTGCCCGATTTTAGCGCCGCGTTGATCTGTCGATAGACAGTCGGATCTATCCCCAGCAGGTCCGTATTCTCAGGAACTTCCAACTTTTCCGGTGGGATAATTTCGTCGTCGTCATCCTTGTCTTCATCATTCCCCGCGACTGCCACTACAGCCGGTGTCTTCACCGGTCCCGCAGCCGCCCAAGCATCGCTGACCATTTTCTTTAGTCGGTCCACCTCCGCCTGCTGGGTCAAGTCAAAGATTGGCATAGGGGAAGAAGCCTGTCCGGACGGAGAACCGTTGATATCTGCCGCAAGCGCATCTTAGGCTCAAGTTTGAAGTGCGACACCGACAGCCCAGAGGGCATAGGATGTTGCGATGGAAAGACATTACAAGCACCTGGACGCCGAGGAACGTGGCGTGATCCTTGCGGAACATCGACGGGGATC